CGGCTATGTGGTAGATACCTATACAGAAACATACGTTTTCAATCCTGAACGTGATATTCCTATTCTTACTAATCATTGTGAGGAGTTTATCCGGTTCTTGGAAGAAAACAGAGCACTTATAACCGATACTAAAATCTTTGGAAATGGATGATATACGACTTGAAAAATGAATACCAAATACCCAAGTTTAAGGAGTATGTAAATAAACTGTTCAAGGAGCGGGCCGTTGTGGAAGTAAAAAAGAAGCTTCCTAACCGCACGCTTGCCCAAAACAGCTACTTGCATCTTCTTTTAGGGTATTTCGGTAGTGAATACGGTTGCAGCCTCGATGAAGCAAAAATTGATTTTTATAAGAGGACTTGCAACCGTGATTTGTTTGAACGTAAGACGGTCAACAAGAAAGGCAATGAAGTAACCTATTTACGCAGTTCTGCCGAACTGACAACAGGTGAAATGACCCTGAGTATTGACCGTTTCCGTAATTGGAGTGCATCAGTGGCAGGTATCTATCTGCCGGCTGCAAATGAACATCAAATGCTGATATACGCCCAGCAGGAAATACAAAGAAATCAAGAATTTATTTAGTTATGATAGAAACAAGAAAAACAGAAATCCGGTATGTGACATCTGACCCAAAGAAGATGCTCAACATGTATCTTGCAAAACGTGTCCTCAAAACATGGGAGGAATCTTTCATTGATGAAGATACCGGTGAAACAGTAACGATTGAACGGAATGAAATTCTTTTCGACCGTGGTACGCTGATAGACCAAGACATTTTGGCGAAAATTCGTTTCAGCATGGAAGCTGACGGTATCAGGGAAGTGGAAGTCAGCAATCAGAACCGTTTGGCGTTCGAGAATGAAAATAATGTGTTATATCCGCATATTGCCCAAGCGGAAATAGGAGGTAAGAAAAGCAAGTTCCTGCTTTACGCAACAGGGTTGGAGAATGCTTGCACCATATTGAAAGACTACATCGAGCTTAATTATCAATCGGGATTCACCTTAACGATGGCAAAGGAATTCGATTCCTGCGTGATTCTTACCGACAATTTGAAAGAGCGCAAGGTTGATGACGCTTCGACTGCCTATCTCAAAAATGAAATCACTATGGCAGAATACGCTGACAAGATGGACGATGAGACGGAAGATAGTGACGAAGAAGCCAAGCCGGATGAAAAGAAGTTCTACCAGATTGAGACGAAAATCACATTCACGGATGGGGAGAATGAAGACGAAAGGGTTCAGACTTTTGTCGTGAACACCTTCAACGTTGACCGAGCGATGATGCTTATTACCCACTACCTCAAAAACAAAGAGGAGGAATGTGAGAAACAAGCCAAAGAAAAGGGACATGTGTTCAGAAAGAGGGAAATCCATACAGCCATTGAATCTGCCAAACCTATCCCGGTAGGTAGATTCATTCCTAAAGAGTTTTCAATGGTTTACGTGGAATAACGTTGTTTAGCCTGCCTGTCCGGTCTGTGAAGATGGGACGGGCGAACATGGGCGTAGACGCTGGCTGCGTTTCCTTATTGTGGATAAGTGTACAATATGCACTGTAAGGACTTGTTGATTTATGAAGCTTCAATCGGCAAGTTAATCATGATTGCTGGCACTGCCCAATTATGGTTTGGAGGGTTCGATTCCCCTTCTCTCCGCAATAAACGCTGAAAATCAGCAAATTATAAAACAAACACCCAATTTTACACCCAAGAATGTAAAGTTGGGTGTTTTTATTTTATTTAAGACGAATCATATTCGCTCGGAAAATAATTTGATAAAAAACAGAACAAACGAAAAAAACAACCAATTCATTTTCCGTAAGATTTCGTATCTTTGCAGTAAATAATAAATCAGGGTCTGTCATGATAATATATAATGTTTAAAAATCGTAGTATGAAAAAAAGTAGAAGAAAACGCCTTGTAATTTTGTGTATAGCTTTAGTTTGTATCATAGTTTTAGTTTTTTTATTGTTCTCTAAATCAACTTCTAATAATAGTACAAATCCACCTTTGACAGATGTTTTGACTGATAGCATTTCTCGGATAGTATCAGCTTGTCCTGGTGAAATTGGAGTGGCAATTATTATTAATAACACAGATACAGTTAAAGTTAATGATAAGAGTGTATATCCTATGATGAGTGTATTTAAGGTTCATCAGGCATTAGCTCTTTGCAATGATTTTGATAACAAAGGGATTTCACTTGATACCTTAGTAAAGATAGATAGGAATAGACTTGATTCAAAGACTTGGAGTCCTATGATGAAAGATTATTCCGAGTTGGTTATATCATTAACCGTGAGAGATTTACTTCGTTATACTATTGCTCAAAGTGATAATAATGCAAGCAATCTGATGTTTAAAGATATGGTCAATGTTGCTCAAACTGACAGTTTTATAGCCACACTTATTCCTCGTTCAAGTTTTCAGATAGCTTATACAGAAGAGGAAATGTCGGCTGACCACGATAGGGCTTACTTTAATTATACATCTCCTCTTGGTGCCGCAATGTTGATGAACCGTTTGTTTACCGAAAGTATTGTCAGTGGTGAGAAGCAAAGTTTCATTAAGAATACATTAAAAGAATGTGTGACAGGTACAGATAGAATAGTCGCTCCGCTTCTTGATAAAGAAAGGGTTTCTATTGCACATAAGACGGGTTCTGGTTATGTCAATGAAAATGGTATTCTTGCAGCTCACAATGATGTTGCCTATATATGCCTGCCTAATAATGTCTGCTATACTTTAGCGATATTTGTTAAGGATTTCAAGGGTAATGAATCACAAGCATCACAATATGTTGCGCATATATCAGAGGTCGTATATTCTTTATTAATACAAAATTCGGCAATTCCTTAAGTTGCGTTTACTTTGAAGCTTCAATGGTAAACATTATATAATTTATACAATATAAAAGCACTTCGTAACTATCAGAGTGCTTTTATATTGTCTTTTTTTTCTATTATAACTTGAATCCTCTACTTTTTCTTGGTTCTTCCGTTGGTTGTCGCAAACCTTGCCGAAGTTTCTCCCATTGCTCTTTGAACCATTCGCTTATCGGTTGCCTGTTTATGGTCAGTACAAGTTTGCTATCATCGGTCGGATTCTTCTCCACCTTGAAGATGTTGTTTTTGATTTCAAACTTTCTTCTATGTTCCTCGGAATAAATCTTGCCATTACATTGGATAGCTTCTTTCCTTGTCAAAAGACAATCTATCATATCTTTGGTAAATCCAATGACAGCGCAGAGTTTTTCCATTCTCAACATTTCTCTAAGCATCGGAAACCACTTGAATGCCTTTTCAAGCAGAGTGTTCAATCGTGATATTTCCCTGTCTTTGGCTTCAAGTTCTTGGTTGTGTATGCTCTGAAGATTGCGTATCTGTTTGCCATGTCGCTCTTGCATTTCCTGCATTTGGATTTTGAGGGTGTCAATACCTTTGTCTCGTTTGGCAATCTCTTGGTGCAAATCTTCATTAGTTCGCTCCAGCTCTTTCATCTTTCCACTTCCGAAAAGAGAACCAACTCCGCTTGCTATGGCGGTGGCTGCATTGGTGGCTGTTTTCTTTAGCTTGTCAGTGCGTATTTCTGATTTCACCTGTTTCAGTTCCTGTTCAGCAAGACCTATCTGTTCTTCTTTGTGCCGTTTTGCAGCATCCATGCGTTGCAGTTCGGCTCTCTGCTTTTCAATGATGAAATCATTTCGTTCCAAATGTTCCTTTCCGGTCTCGGATTTAGATTGCCCACGTTGCATGGAGAGGATGTCAGATGCCAAAGTCTGCATTTCCATCATATCGTCATCATTGAGCTTTTGGCTCTTGCCCGTGTCGTGGTTCATCCAGTCGAATACGATATGGGCATGATAATTCGGCTTAAACCACTTTTCACCGACTTGGAAACTCTCCCTATCCCCGGTTTTGGGTTGTCCACTAAGCCAGTGTCCCTCGTCCTTATGCAGGAAGATTTGGAGCGGTGTAATACCCCAGCGTCTCTGGCACTCCTCACCAAACTTTCGTACATCTGCCAGTGTTGTATCTGGTCTGATGAGCAATACTCCCTCACGGATTGGAGAACATCCAGCCACTTTTATAATCTTTCCATTCTTTCCCTTGCGCTCACGCTCCTTTTCCTGCATCGCTCGTCCGGTCTTTTCCTTGACCATCCGTTTGATGCTGTCATAGTGCGCCTGCAGGTCAGGACTGCCGAAGCCCGGGTTTATCCACTGCTCGTTATTGGAAGTCAGTTCGGGTACAATGTAGATTCTGGACTCGCCGATATTGCGCATGTACTCGGCAGTTCTCCGGTTATGAGCCCCGCTTGATGTCACTCTGCAGGGTTTGATATGTATGCTTGATTTTGTTGCCATATTCTTAAAATTTGATTTGGATTGTTGATGAAATCTTCTGTTGTCCGCTCATAACCGCACAGGGTTCTTAGGGGTGCAACCCATAAGCGGAGATTGCAAAGAGAGGGGCACTCTTTGCTCGGGGTTCTTAGGGGAGAAACGCCCTGAGTGGGTCATTAGGGCAAAGCCCTAATCCCCTCGGGAGAGCCCACAACTACGAAAGCGAAGCGTGTAGTTATAGTGGGCTATAACCGAAAGCCGTTTTTCTTTTTCGGTGGTTGGCTGCGCACCCCTTTTGCAGATTGAACTTGCCTGTTTCTTTCAGTCTGTTTCTGTAAGTATTCGTTCAAGTCCTTGCATCCGCTGTATGTCTGCGAAGCGTCACGGATGTATAAGTCCCTGCCGTATTCCTTATAGATTTGCTGCATGGCTTCCATTCCTGCACGGTCATTGTCAAAGAAACAGTGGATGCGCTCATAGCTTCCCAACGGATAGATTGCTTTGGAAACATTGGCTACTGAGTTCAACACCATATAATCTTGCCTGTCCAGTTCGGGATATTTCGGGCAATTCTCCAATCTCAAAGTAAGAAATGAAAGATAGTCCATAAATCCCTCAAACACATAACATGTTTCCCTCGCTGTTCCCGGCTGTTTGATATGAGAAATCTCTTTCGGTGCGATGCATCCCTTGAAATACTGGTTGCGGATTTCATACCCACCCGACACATTGGGAAAGGCGATGGCGAAATACCGTTTGCCATTATGGGTGAAGTGCGCTTCACTGCATTCTCTTTTCGCCATTGCAATGTTTATTCCCCTTTCCTGCAAATAAGCAAGCAGGGCAGGAGAAGAAAGCGGTACAATCTCCAGTTGTTGAAAACTTGGCTCGGAAGATGATTGCTTGCCAAAAGAAAAAGACACGGGGCGAATACGGGGTGTCTGTTCTTCGATTTTTTGCAAGAGGTAAGGCACATGGTCGGAACAATAAAGTTCCTGTGCCAGTGCGATGATATTCCCACCTTTGCCGAGTGCAAAATCATACCATTGGTTACGTTCTGTATTTACCTTGAACGATGCTTCCGTTTCTTCCCTTAGTGGTGACTTATACCACAGGTTTATGCCCTGTTGTTTGACGGGTGAAAATCCTAAACTGTGCAGATAATCCGCTATTTTGATTTGTTTCGCTGTCTGTATATCCATAAGACGATAGGTTTAATGATAGTTGAATTGGTTTATTTTCTCTTTTCGCCCGTACCTCTTTATGAAGTACGGTCTGTATAATCACTTCACTTTATTTTCGTATATATAGAGTACGGTAATAAAGTGAAGCGGTTTTGCCACATTTCGCAACCACTTCGCTTTATCCCTAATATATAGACCCCCGGAATAAAGTGAAGCGATTGCAAGGTGTGGGCTAATAGTGGAAGTCGGGCATGAACGTGTACTTTCTGCCGTTCTCCTGCACTATCATTCGTTTGTTCCGAAGCATGGTGATGAGCGATACCGCCTTTTTGTGGTTCAACTTTACCCCCACAGACACATAAGTCTTAATTAAGGTGTCCTCCAGTTCCTTGTAGCCATATTCCTCTTTCAGCCCGAAAACTGCTTCCAATGCGATGCGGTGCTGCTGTTCGGTGATATGCCTGTAAGGGTCGAACTTTTCCTCTTCCGGTCTTCCCGGTTTCTTGGTTTCGGGCTTGTAACCCTCCAACAGTTCAGGTATGGCATTGTCATTGATGCGAAATGAAAAAGGCTCGAAGTCCATTGCCCGTATGTGCATGGCTGAAACATTGCTTATATCTCCATTGCTCTTGTCCTTTTCCACAAGAAGGACAGTTTCAGCCTTGTTGTTCAGTTCCGTACCGATATGCCCCCTTGCGTTCTCATCGCCCTTGTTTTGGTGGAGTATCGTGTGGATATGTATCTGCCTGTCGTCCGTCCACTGCATCAGCTTTGATATGATGCGTGTCGATTCACCGGGGCTGTTGATGTCATATACCATGTCACGGATGCCGTCTATGATTACAAGCCCTATGTCAGGCGTATTGTAAATAGCCTGCTCTACAATCCTGATACGCTGTTCGGGCGTGTATTTCCTCAAAGCAAGAAATTCCAGATGCTCATTGTCCCTGTCATCTGGAAGCCCAGCCATCCGTAAAATACGTTTCATGACTTTCAGACAATGATAAGGACTTTGTTCCGTGTCCACATACAGGATTTTCCGTTTCTCTTCGGGTAGTTCCGCCACATATCTTAGCACTGTACCATTCTTCAATGCTGCCGCCACGATAGCCGACACATTGAAAGTCTTTTTGCTTTTGGCTTTGCCGATTGATGCACTGAAATTACCCAGTGTACCAATGACCGAACCTTGCACTTTTAGAATCTCAGGTGCTTTCTCATAGATTTTCGACAGGCTCAGGCGTGAGGCTTGCCAAAGGATTACGGCTTCTTCCGCCGATATTTCTTTTATATCTTTCATATAATCCATAAGTACACCTCCCGTTATTTTCGTCCTCCGGTTTTCTTTCCAGCCAGTTCAAGGGCAAGTTCCGCATCCACGATAATCTTGCGCCCTATTTGCGTAATGGCTTTGTCTATCTTTCCGCTTTTCTTTATACGGTTGGCGGTAGGCAGACTGCACCCGAACAATTTGGCAATGCCAAGTATTCCGTACACATACTTTCTTTCTGTGTCCGTAACGGGCTGTGGCTGCGCTTCCGTTTGGTTGGAAGCGTACTTGCTTAGAAATATGAACTCTTCGCCTGTCATCTGCCAGACGGGTTTTAATAATAACTCTTGAAGATTTGTCATCGTCCAATCTATTTAGTCGTTAAACAATCAGCCCTGCGCACTGGCTGTTATTTCTGTTCTCGAACGATGCAAAATTAGGTATGGCTGTAAGTGGTAAGGATGTGGATAATACAAATGGGATACTGCGCTATCTCATTAAATATCAGACAATAAAAATACCACTCAAAAATTAATTTGAGTGGTAAAAGTGGTAATTTCGTAGAATGTCAGGTTATATCACGAATTATCCGAATATGCTTTCCATTTCCTTTGCGAATTTCTGGTTGCTGTCACTCGGAAAATCGGAAACAGGTTCTTTGTATTTCGACCTGTAATAGCTCTCGTCAATATCCAACAATTTTAATATTTGGCTTCTCCATTCATCCCTGTATTGCTTGGATAGTTTCTCGCTCATCAGGAATATCAGGTAACACACCCGTATCTTTTCCCTTGCCTTGATTTTTAGTTTATTCTTGCAGGGGTACAGGTTTATATTGGCATAGAAATCCGCTATGGTAATGGCTTCGAACTGTTCCCCGACACAGGTTTCATGAATGGGCGAAAGCTGCTTCATGTCAAAATATTCATGTTGTCCCTCCGGGCTATTCTGTACTTCTTCTTGTTCGTTTTGCTTGACTGGTTCATCCTGCTGTTTTTCTTCCCTATCATTAGGAAGGTACTTTTTTAGGACTTCCATAAAAAGAAGACTTAGGCGGTAAACATTGCCGGAAAGGTTTTCTATATATTGAAAAGCCTCTTTCCTGTCTTGCTTTTGCAGTTCATAAAGTTTATCCAATTCTTTCTTTTCCTTGTCGTATTCAGCCTTGCAGCGTTCATATTCCTTTTCTGCCTGTATTTCTTCTTCGTCCGTATGCTCCCGAAA